TGCGCATCGTTTGGATCGCTGGATGGTGATCTGATCATCCCAAAGCACACCCCACCCAAGTTATGCCAACCCTGCATGGCGACATATGTCGCCATGCCGCTTTGGGGTGACCTTTGCGACACTGACTCAAATATTGCCGCCACCACATCGGGGCGGCAGCTCGTTTGGAGATCGGTTGTCGATGAAAGTGCGCCTTGCCATACATGCCATGCCCATTCCGGACGGCGCGCCGGAATGGATCCATTTGCTGCCGACAGGTGAATTTTCCGGCAAGGGCGGCGATGGCCCTTACCAGCTGAAGAATGCAGAGTCAGTCATTGCCGCATCCATCGCGCCAGGCGCTCCCTTGCCCATTGATTATGATCACCAGATTGATTTTGCCGTTGCCAAGCGGGTTGGCGGCACAGCACCAGCCGCTGGATGGATCGTGGAGCTGCAATCCCGATCAGATGGCCTTTGGGGCAAGGTAGAGTGGACCGAGAAGGGGCGCACCGTCGTCCAGGCCCGTGAATATCGTTTCATCAGTCCCGTCTATAACCATTCGATCACCGATGGCACCGTAAAGCGCCTGTTGCGCGCTGCCCTGACCAATCATCCAAACCTGGACCTTGTCGCCCTGAACAGCGCGGCGGGATCCCTCGACGACACTTCAACTCAGGAGTCAGAATCCATGGAAAAGTTTTTTGAGCAGATGATGGCAGTTTTCGGCTTCAAGCCCGATGCCGATCAGGCATTGGCCATTCAGGCCGCAAAAGATGCCGTAGCAGCCCAGCTTGAGGCCAAGATCCTCTCACAGATTGTTACCAAACTGAATGGCGGGCCGCTGGAACTGAAAGCGGTGCAGTCGGCAGCGGATGATACGGCCCGCGCCAGCGCCGTGGACGGTGTTGTAAGGGACCTGAAGGCCAAGCTTGCTGTCGCAGATCCTGCGAAGATCGATCCGGGCAAGGGCACGACAGGTCAGGGTGATGAGGATACCGTCATCCAGTCCCTGCAGACACAGGTCAATCAACTTCTGGCGGCTGCGGCAACCGGTGCCGCCCAGGGTGCGGTTGATGAAGCCCTGAAGGCGGGCAAGATCGCACCCGCAACGAAAGACTGGGCGATCCGTTATGCGACCCAGGATCTGGACGGGTTCAAGAATTTCGTCGCCGCGCAACCAGAGATCCTGAAGCCGGGCACCACGATTGTCAGTGGACCGCCCAGCGCTGGCAAGGATGGGCTGAGCGCCGACGAGATTGCGATCTGCTCATCCATGGGTCTGGACCCGAAAAAGTACAAGGAAACCCGAGACGCCGCCGCTACCGCCCAGTAACAGCGCCAGGTGACGTTAAACCCTTAATGATTTGATTGGAGAACACGCCATGACCGCCCTTGCAAATGACCGCAACACCCCTCGCATCGACGGGCAGCTCTTCGAGTTTCCAATGAAGGCTGCCGTGCTTGGTTATGTCGGTGCCATCGCGGTGTTGAATGCCGGTCTGTTACAGCCAGGTGCCACGGCAACCGGCCTGGTCGCTGTCGGTATCTTTACCGAGCGCGCCGACAATTCGGACGGTGCCAATAGCGCGATCACCGGCAAGGTGCGCCCTGGCGTCTTTCGCTTCAACAACAGCGCATCCAGCGATGCCATCACCGCCGCCGAGATCGGATCGGCCTGTTACATCGTGGACGATCAAACCGTGGCCAAGACCGATGGCTCTTCGGCCCGGTCCAAAGCAGGCACGATCGTCAATGTCGACGATCAGGGTGTTTGGGTTCGCATCGGCGTATAGGCCGATCCGGATCCCCCATTGACCTTTTGAAACGGAGTTTCTGACCATGATTATCAATGCTGCCAATCTCGCGCTCCTGCGCACAGCGTTCAACACGGCCTTCGCAAGTGGCCTGTCCCAGGCGGCACCGCAGTGGAACCGCGTTGCCACAATGGTGCCCTCAACCACACAATCTTCCAGCTATGGCTGGCTGGGCAAACTGCCCAATGTTCGCGAATGGATCGGCGACCGTGTTGTCAATAGCATCGGTCAGCATGACTACACGATCAAGAACAAGCCCTGGGAACTGACCATCGCTGTTGACCGCGATGATATCGAAGATGACCAGTATGGCGTCTATTCGCCGCTGTTCACCGAAATGGGGATGTCCACCGGGGCCCATCCGGACACGCTGTGCTTCAGCCTGCTGAAGGATGGTTTCTCAACGGCCTGTTATGACAAGCAGTATTTCTTCGATACCGATCATCCCGTGCTGGATGAGAAGGGCAACGAGACCTCCGTCGCCAATACCGATGGTGGATCCGGCACGCCGTGGTTCCTGCTGGACGACAGTCGGGCCCTGAAACCGATCATCTATCAGAGCCGTCGAAGCTTTGAATTCGTCGCGAAGGATAAACCGACAGACGACAATGTGTTCGACAAGCGCGAATTCAAATACGGCGTCGACGGTCGCAACAATGTCGGCTTTGGCTTCTGGCAGTTTGCCTGGGGATCCAAACAGACCCTGGACAAGGATGCATACAAGGATGCACGCGCTGCGCTGTCCGGCATGAAAGGCGATTATGGCCGCCCGCTGGGTCTGAAGCCCAAACTGCTGGTCGTACCCCCCAGCCTGGAAGGCGCAGCCCTGGAAATCGTCAACAGCGAACGCGACGCGGCCGGTGCGACGAATGTCTGGAAGGGCACGGCGGAAGTGCTGGTCGTTCCCTGGCTGGCGTGATCGCAGCCAGCCTGATTAAGACCGGTCGGACCCTGCAAAGGTAACGCCCGACAGCAACCCAGTTTTCAGAGAGGAGCAAGCGTATGACGCCCCAGATCGAAACCCTGACCGTAAAAGCGGTTGAACCAACTGGCCGACGCCGGGCGGGCCTTCGGTGGCCGCATGAGCCGGTAACGGTGCCAATCGCATCGTTGATGGCAGAACAGATCCAGGCACTGCTGTCAGATCCGCTGCTGATCGTCGCAAAGGGAACCGCACCCCAGGAGCCTGATGCAGATCCGGCCCCTGCCGATGCTGCGCCTGACAACCCGCCCTTTGATGCGGAGATCTGGAAAGGGGCGATCCGTGCCGGGATGCTGGCGCTTGATCCCGAAAATGCGGCCCATTGGACGAAGTCCGGACTGCCTGATTTGTCGACATTGCGGGCAATGCCTGGCCTGGAAAACGTGTCTTCCAAGGAACGCGATGAACTCTGGGCCGAAATCCAGGATGGCAAGAAAGAGAATACCTGAGAGCGAGCGGCTGTAGACGGGCGGTAGTGCGGAAGGCCGTCGCCGAGGCATAGCGGAAAGCCCGCCGAGGATCGCGCCGCACCGGGATCCTCGGCGGGTATGATTTTAACCAAAGGACGGGCTGCCCGTGTACGCGACGCAACAAAATATGATTGATCGGTTTGGGGAAGACGAGCTGCTGGCCGTTGCCGACCGCGATGATGATGCTGCGATCGATACAGATCTGGTTGCGGCCGCCTTGTCAGATGCTGCCAGCGTCATCGATTCCTATATCGCCACGCGCTATGACCTGCCGCTGGCTGATACGCCAGCGCAGCTGACCAAGATCGCCTGTGATATTGCGCGCTACAATCTCTACACCGACGCACCGCACGAGCGGGTGACCGAAGCCTATAAGGCCGCGATTGGCCTGTTGCGGGATATCGCAACCGGCAAGGCGCGCCTGGACATTGCAGGGGATGAACCCACCGCTGACCAGGCGGGAAGCGCGGAAATTCAGAGCGCCGAACGCCTGTTTTCCGCCAACAGTCTGAAAGGGTTCTGATCATGGCAGATGGTGTCGGCCTGCGCTACACAATCAACCGGGACACGCTGTCACCGGCGCTGGCGGCCTTGTTGGCCGGCGTTGCTGATATGACCGATGTCATGGACGAAATCGGCCTGCAGCTGGTGTCCAACGTGATTGACCGGTTCGAGCGCGAGACCGGGCCCGATGGTCAGGAATGGAAGGCTTCCGCTCGCGCGACGGCAGAGGGTGGCAAGACATTGACGATGCGCGGGCATCTGCGCGCCAGCGTCACTCATATTCCCGGCACTCATTCGGTGGAATGGGGATCCAACCTGATCTATGCGCGGATACATCAATTGGGCGGTAAGATTGAGGCCAAGAACGGCGGGGCGCTGCGGTTTCCCATCGGCGATGGCTTTGCAACCGTCAAATCGGTGACCATACCGGCGCGCCCCTATCTGGGTTTTGATGACGGTGACCAGGCCGATGTGACCGAAACACTGACGGATTACCTCTCCGGCCTGGCCGGTGGCGGCGCAGGGGCAACGCCATGATTACCGACGCCATCATCACGCACCTGACGACAGCGCTGGACGGATCCTATCGCACGGTCGCTGGCGCGCTGGATCTGGATCGCCTGGCCAAGGGTCGAGGGGGCGCGGCGGCTGTGAAGGCACCGGCCGCTTATGTCGTCCCCCAGGGCGATCGATCCGCCAGCAACCAGGTCGGAATTGGTGAGACGCAACAGCGCCTGGTCGAACGCTATATCGTGGTCACGGCCCTGGAGGCAAAAAACCAGCGCACTGCCGCCCAAGCGGAAGGTGAGTTGGAGGTCTTGCGTCAGACCCTGCGCAGCGCGCTGATCGGGTGGCAGCCCGATCCGGGGCGCATGCCGATGCTGTTCGTGACCGGCCGGTTGCTGGCCGTCGAGAACGGTCGGGTGTGGTGGGAAGATGTTTTTGAAACCGACATCTGGGTTCGGGTTTAAGGGGGTCGTGAGATGAAGCGCAGTGGCAGCTATCGCATTGGAGAGGACGGTACGGCCCATCTTGTGTCACCGCCGACCCGCGACCCTGCCAGCCGGTCAGAAACGCCTGTTGAACCGAAGAAGAAACCTGCCGCCAAGCGGTCGGTGAAACGGAAGGAAAGCCGATGACAAAATTCGTTCGCAAGACTGTGATCCTGTCAAAGATCGAAACAACCTATGGCACGGATAGCGAGCCTGTGGCCGCCAATGCGGTCAAGGCCAGCAACATTGATATCCGCCCGCTGGAAGGCAATGAGGAGTCGCGGGACTTTCAGACCGCCGCCCTGGGGGCCCAGCCGACCATTCCAGTCGGGGTCTATCAGATGGTCAGTTTTGATGTGGAGCTGGGTGGCGGCGGTGCTGCAG